AAACAGAACTGTTCTGTACACAGAAGCGTATGTGAAAGTGGATTGGGAGGGTTCAGGGATTGCGTCTCTGCGTAGGGTTTGCTGTGCAGGATCACACCATGAAGTGCTCCACCACAATCCTGTCAATGAAGCTCCTTTTGTTGTCTTTACTCCCTACCCGGAACCCCACATGTGGCGGGGGCAGTCAGTTGCAGATTTGACAATGGATTTGCAACTCGTCAAGTCTGCGGTGTTGAGAAACATGCTGGATTCTCTTGCAAAGTCGATTCATCCCGATACTGAAGCTGTTGTTGGACAGATTGTCGATATGGATGATCTTTTGAGCAACCGTGTTGGAAAAGTGGTGAGGACACGTGCACCTGGGGCCGTGCGGGAGATGGTGAAGGATTTCTCAGGAAGAGAAGCGTTCCCCATGCTCGATTATCTGGACCAGATCAGAGAAGACCGCACAGGTATGAGCAAAGCATCAATGGGACTTGACCCCTCTGCACTGCAATCCAGCACCCGTGCTGCGGTCTCTGCAACTGTTGCTGCGTCTCAAGCACAAATCGAACTGCTCTGCCGCACCTTTGCAGAAACTGGGATGAAACCTCTCTTTAAGAAGATTTTGAGGATTCTCCACTCCCACCAGGATCGTGAGAGGATGGTCCGGCTTAGGAATGAGTGGGTGCCTGTCGATCCAAGACAGTGGGATTCAGGTATGGATGTCAGTGTTAATGTTGCACTGGGAATGGGGTCAAATGAGGAAAGATTCCAATCCCTCTCTCTTTTGGTTGCAAAACAAGAACAGATTCTCAAGGAACTTGGTCCAGAAAATCCCCTGGTGAACTTGCAGCAGTATCACACGACGCTGGCACGGATGACAGAGTTGTCAGGACACAAGGATGTGTCTGCATTCTGGACTGATCCTGCAACTTACCAAGCACCTCCTCCTGAAGAACCAAAACCAACGCCAGATGAGATATTTGCACAAGCACAAGCAGACAAAGTAAGAGCAGATATGATGGTGGATCAGGAAAAACTTGCTCTGGATCGTGAAAAGATGGTGCGAGATGATGATCTTGCAAGAGATAAGCTTGAAACAGAGAATTTGATCAAAAGTAGAGAACTAGAATCTCGGTATCAAACGACAATTGATCAAGTCCACCTCAAAGGGATGATGGACCGCAGCCGGGATGAAATGCCTCCGCAAGGAGAAGCTTGATGGCAAATGGGGAAAGGCTTGGTCTGTTGAGTCAGGAAAGTGGAATTTCTCCCTCTGGTGGACTGTTAACCCGGACTCGGTTAGTTAGGTGGAGAACTAGGAGTAAGAATCCAGACGGTTCATGGGGCCACTGGTCTAATTATGCAGACGAAAGCACTCCAGATATAGACGAAAGCACTCTAGATGTGCAAGAAGACCCTAAGAACATAGGGAGAGAAGGTTACTACAAGAAAGAGACACACAGAACAAAACTTCCTGTTGCCCCCGGCCAAGTGGTAGAAACGGGGAACCCGGAATTCTTCATGCACGGAGAGTTTAAAGATGTCCGAGACCTCATGCCAGAGCACCAGCCACGAGATTATGGGATGCAATACTTCCACAAGGGGGAAAATTATCGCATGCCTCAATACGAGCCAGACCCAAGCTTGAGGAATGAGGAATCAGAGCGTGGGCATGTCTATGGCGGTTTGGGAAAACCACCGAAGCCATTAATATTCGAGAAGGACAAGCTGGCGGATGAAATAGTGGAGAGACTGATAAAAGAAAAACACAAATCTTTAATTTCCCCAAGTGACCTTGAGAGACTTGAAGAGGGGAAAAAACTTGCTGCGGGTGTAGCGCAATTAAGGGCAGAGGCGCGGATTGGGAAATTACTAAAAAACCCGGAACAGTTTTAATGGCTTCAAAGAAGCTTGATGGCAAATAGATTAGAAAGATTAGTTATGGGAAAGCAAATGGCTTCAAAAAAGAAGAAAACAGCACCCTCTCAAGAAGGAATTTCTCGCGAGGATAAAATCTCCAGAGGATCACGGGCAAAACAGATCATTGAAGACCCCCTGTGGGTTGAAGCATTTGATGCCCTCGACACACGCTACGAAACCGAGTGGCGGAGTTCCGCAGAAACAGACACTGCAAAGCGTGAGAGCATGTACATGCGGTTGAAAGTGTTGGAAGACGTTAAACTGCATTTTGAGGAAGCAGTTACTTCAGGAAAAGTCGCAAAACAACAGTAAGGACACATGCCAGCAACAGAAGACACCACCAGCGACTCCAATTTGGAGACTGGACTTGGTGCTGCATCAGACGGATTTCAGCGGTTTCTCGACTCCGATGGAGCAACCGAGGAGCCACCGAAGAAATCCGGGGATTCTGCCCCAGAGGAGGAAGAGCAGTATGAGGCAGAAAGCCAAGAGGAAGAGGAAGAGGAACTTCTGGAAACAGAAGACGATGAGGAGCCAGATGATGAGGAGCCAGAGCAAGGCGAGGAACAGAAGTTTGAAGTCAAGATCGATGGAGAAAAGTCTGAAGCAACTCTGGATGAACTGATAGCTGGATACTCGCAAAATGCATCCTACACCCAGAAATCTCAAACACTTGCAGAGGAACGTCGGCAGTTTGAGGGAGAACTGGCGGAGTCACGGCAAGTTCGTGACCAAGCCGTCCAGATTCTTCAGGAGTTGCAGGAGCAAAACAAACCTGTGGAGCATGACGAGCAATATTGGGCAAATCTCAAGGAAAATGACCCAATTCAGTATTTGACTGAACGGGACACCCTGAGAGAGACGCAAGTTCAACTACAGTTGAGGGAACATCAGCAGAAAATCCTGCAAGCCCAAAAGGCACAGGAACAAGAGATGCAGATGAGCCGATACGTTGATGAACAGCGGGGAAAACTTGCAGAACTCATTCCAGAATGGAGCGATAACGATGCCGCAGACAGCGAAAGGAAGCTGATCTGGGAGTATGGTCGCAAAATGGGATTTTCTGACGAGGAACTGGATCATGCATACGATGCGCGAGCAGTGGCAACACTACGCAAAGCAGCACTGTTTGACCAGTTGCAAGTAAAGCGCAAGGGGATTAAACCCGTGCAGCGTCCCACTCTCAAGGCAGGAAACTCCCCTGGAGACCCCAAACGGCTCAAGCAGAGCAAAGCACAGGCAAGATTGCGTAAAACCGGGAAGGTGGAAGACGCCGCTCCCTTTTTCTATGACTTAATCCGTTCATCTTAGAGAACTATTATGGCTATTGTAACTAACACGTTCCAAACCTATCAGGCGGTTGGTCGCCGGGAGGATTTGCAGAACACCATCTATAATATTGCCCCTTCTGATGTGCCCTTTATGAGCATGATTGGAAGAGGAAAAGCAGCAAATACCCTGCACGAGTGGCAGACAGACACCCTCGCTGCTGCGGCAAACAACGCACAGGTGGAAGGCGATGAGTATGCATTCGACGCCGTCACTCCAACTGTTCGCTTGTCAAACCAGACGCAGATTTCGCGGAAAACCGTGATTGTTTCTGGGACGCAACAGGCAAGTAATAACGCAGGTCGGGACGGGGAAATGTCCTATCAACTAGCGAAGGCTTCAAAGGAGTTGAAGCGGGACATGGAAACGGCTCTGACCCAGCATGTTGCAAAAGCAGCAGGGTCTACCAGCGCCGCAAGAAAGCTTGGAGGAATGGAAACCTGGCTAACCACGAACTCCTCTCGTGGGGGTTCTGGGGCCGACCCTGCCTCTGCAGGGGCCGCGCCTACTGACGGGACACAAAGGGCGCTAACGGAAACCCTCCTCAAAGCTGTAGTCCAGTCTGTTTTCTCTGCTGGAGGTGATCCGTCTGTTTTGATGGTTGGACCCTTTAACAAAGGAGCAGTGTCTGACTTTACCGGCAGGTCGCAAGCTCGTCAGATGATTGACGAAGACCGCATCCAAGGAGCGGCTCATCTGTATGCCTCCGATTTTGGAGAACTTCGGGTGCTGCCCAACCGGTTCCAGCGGGAACGGTCTGCCTTTGTAATCGACAAAGACTACTGGTCGGTTGCGTATTTCAGGGATTTCCGTACAGAGGAAGTCGCAAAAACTGGTGATGCCATTAAACGGGCGCTGCTGGTGGAGTACACCCTGGTCTCCAAGAATGAGGCGGCCAGTGGAGTCATTGCAGACCTGACCACAAGTTGATCAATGTCTAGCAGCAAAAAGCTGCTTGACCGTCAAGGCCGGAGTGAAGACGTCTTTCACCCCGGCCAAGATGGGGATTTTGCCATTGAAACCAGGGAGGATGTTGAACCCCTGATTGAAGTGGCAAAAGACCTCTCGGACTTGCAGCCGTCAAAAGAAATGCGACATGCCGCCATTATTCCGCAGTTTGTCCTTGATCAAGCACTTCGTGAAGATTGGGGGAAAGATGATTGGCGTAACTGGGCGAATAATCATGACAACCAAGTGTTCAGAACCTGGAAGGGGAAACTGTAATGGCACTTTCAAGCTTTAGTGGACTCAAGGCAAGCATTGCAGATTTCCTCAACCGTAGCGATTTAACCTCTGTTATTCCAGACTTTATTACTCTTACAGAAGCAGACCTTAGCAGGAATCTTCGTGTGAGAGAAATGAGTGTCAGAACCCGTGCGCCCGTCTCTACTCAGTACGTCAAACTTCCGGCAGATTTTCAATCTCTGAGAAACATCGACCTGCTGACAGACCCTGTCTCCCCTTTGCAGTACAGAACTCCAAGGAAGTTGGATCAATTCCGCAGGGAAGACAAAAGCGGACAACCTGTGTTCTACACCATCATCCAGAACAATCTTGAGTTCTCTCCTGTGCCAGAAAAGGAATACATAGTGGAGATTCTGTATCACCAGTCGATTCCAACACTCACGGATACGAACACGACCAACTGGATGCTCGATAAACACCCGGATGCGTATCTCTACGGGTCTCTCATGCAAAGTGCTCCATACCTCAAAAGCGATGAACGCATTCCGGTGTGGGCAGGGCGATACCAGCAAATCTTGGATCAAATCCGATCTGGAGATGACGATGCTCGGTATTCAGGGTCAACCCCTGTAATTACATTCACTCCATTCTGATTAAGGAAATAAAATGGCGGGATTTACAAACTACCTTGAAGACAAGGTGATGGGACACCTTTTTGGCTCCACCGCCTATACTGCTCCAACATGGCATGTGGGGTTGCTGACTGCTGCTCCATCAGACTCTGCCGCAGGAACCGAAGTTGCTGGCGGAGGGTATGTAAGAAAAGCAGTTGCATGGACGGTGACAGGGACTGGGACTGCACAGGCAGTAAACACTGCTGCAATCGAGTGGGATGCAGCAACCGCAGACTGGGGGACCATCACACACGCCGGGCTTTATGATGCCCTCTCTGGAGG